AATTTTGGAGACTTAGAGGCGATGATATTAGATAACCTCGTGTTTAGCAACGCATCGCTTGCCATGCAGATAGAAGATTTGTCAAATTGCGATCCAGAAGATTTCAAAAAAATGGCTTTAGTTCTTGCCAAAAAAGAACTTTAACTGTTAAAAAACAAACGAAAATGAGTAAATTTAAGGTAAAAGTAGGCGAAGGGTGGCTTTTTTCACTCACCAATAAATCATGTGCAACTATAGATCAAGAGATTCTAGCAAAAATATTCAATACAGATAATGTCGAGTACTGGCAAAAAGATATTAGGAGTAGGTTCGGGTCTGACGTCATCGAATTCATCCCCGTCCCAGACGAAAACCAGCCCGAAGCCAAGTCGAAAGAACTTGACCTGTGCGAGATTTTAAAGGATGCGCCTAAGGGATTGAAGTTGTATTCGACTATTTACGGTGAGGTTGAGTTTAAGTTTGTTGAAAGTAGCGGTAAGCTTTGTGTTGTTAGGTTTTTGGCTTCCGATGGAAATTTTGCAAGTGTATTAACTGACGGTCGCGACAATAGAGAGTATAACGGCGAATGCACCATATTTCCATCCTTCGCCAACCGAGATTGGTCGACGTTCAAACTTCCGTACAAACTGCCAGTAAAAGGCGAATTATGCTGGACTATGTCGAGCGTTGGGAATTGGATTCCAAGGTTTGCAACTGGAGAAGTCGGTGAAATGAGTGGATTACCGTTATTTTTTGCATGCCAAAACCAAAAGTTTGGCGATGAGACACCTTACAATTGGCAACCACTTAGCGAGATTCCCGAAGTATTAAAAAACCATCTAAAACTTAAGTAGGATGAAGCCATTTAAAGTAAAAGTAAATGGGAAGTGGGTGTCATGGTTGGGTATTAACCGCATAAACACAACTATTAATGAGGATGAAGCCATTATATTTAGAGAGACTAGCCGGCTATACATATCTCAGCAAGTAAACAAACTAAATCCAGGCTCTACAGTTGTGTTCTTTCCAGTCAAAAAAGAAACTGAAATGAAGCGGATCAACCTCCAAAAACTATTTCTTATCATAGCTATATGTTTCGCGTCAGTCATCGCTTACCTATGCGCCGAGGTATTTTTTAACATTGCAATCACGGTGTTTAACGAAACTAGGCTGACCATTGCCGAGGTGTGTTTGTATGGAGTGGTAGCATGTATGGCTTTATTTTTTATAACTAAAAAGTGGTAGTATGAAAGTTTACATTTCTGGGAAAATAACAGGCCTTGCTAAAAAAGAGTCTGAATTAAAGTTTAAAGAGGCGTCTGATTACATTGCGTCTTTTGGTCACACTCCAATAAATCCGGTTGATTTATTCCCGTCAAACCCAACATGGTCGTACGCTGACTATATGCGTGAAGACATACGAGAGTTGATTTATTGCGATGCTATTTATATGATTAGTAACTGGCAAACTTCAAAAGGTGCTATACTTGAATTGAGAATTGCAAAGGCATTAGGACTTAAAGTAATTTACCAAGAAACCGAATAGTATGAACCAATTAATTCAACAAATGCCTGTTTGGCTATTGATAACTATCAGCATCGCATTTATCGGACTACTTGGGTATGCTTTCGGAGTTAAGCGCGAAAAGTCACTACCTGACGAATCGGAGGTAATTGGAAAAGATTTACCAGTTGGGAGTCTGTTTTTGAAGGACGGTAAGGTGGTTGAGGTGGTGAGAAGTAAGTATTGCGTAGGGTGCTTATACGATAGTGGTGTTAATTGCGACTACCTTAATATGCCTATTTGTTTTGGGTATAAAAGAAAAAAAGGCGATCCGGTAATCTTTAAATACGTCGACCATGAATAAGCAAATGTGCATAAATATCGTGCCGAACATGCTTATTCTGAAACTCACAGGCATGGTGTCAATGGCCGAAGATGTCCAAAGGAAAAACAAATGGCGAATTGCGGGTTTTAACTGCACTCGGTTCGATGATAGTTCGCTGAAAATATTAAACTAACTGCTCGAATAATTAGAGTAGTTCAAAACAAAAAAAATGATTCAAATTTCAGAAGCGACGCTACAGGCGTTGACAGTTCACAAAGTAGGCAATCACGTCACTGGTGGCGAATGTGTCTTATCGAACAAGGTGTTTGCCCATTTGAAAGAGGAGGTAGTAAACCCATTGATGCACTACTTTTTTACCCCGTTTAAAGGGGATTCGTTCTTTCATTTCGATCATGCGGTAGACTTGAACCTGAACAATGTTTTCCTGCAATGCAGCAAGGTGTTTGACGATGACAGGTACTTCGGAGAAGCCAGTATGGAGATTGCTAAGACGCTCTTTCATTCGCAGGAACACCCAAATATTAAGGACGGTGAGTTGTATGTAGCGCTATTCAGTGATGTGATTGTAGAGACAGAGATTTGCGACGCTATTGGTATATTCAAGGCTGAACAGCGTGAAATATACCTAGACACATTAAACATCAACCAAGGGGTCAATATCGATAAATTGGACAAGGGATGTTTGATCTTTCATACCGAGCGCGAGAATGGCTACAAGGTGTGCGTAGTTGACAAGTCAAAGATTGCCGGTTATTGGACGGATGGGTTCCTCGGGGTAAAACCACTCGATGACAACTACTATCAAACGCGGAACTACCTAAACGTATGTAAGGAGTTTGTTAAGGATATATTTAACTCTGAAAACAACGTCGATCGGGTGGATCAGGCTGTAATGCTCAATAGGGTGGGTGAGTACTTTAGGGATAATGAGGTTTTTAACTCGGAAGAGTTCGAGGCTACCGTAATGCAGGATGCTGAGATTATTGAGGCGTTTAGGGATCATAAGGATCATTTCGAATCCTACAATCAGGTAGTGATAAAGGATGAGTTTTGCATTGCTGCTCCCGTGGTTAAGAGTGTAGCCAAGACATTCAAGAGTGTGATTAAGCTGGATAAGAACTTTCACCTGTACGTTCATGGGAATCAGGATCACATCGAAAAGGGTTTCGATGAGGAAAAAGGGATGAAGTTTTACAAGATGTATTTTAACCAAGAGGTCTAAAATGAGAGAAATAGAGTTTTAAATACCCCCATCCAAACCCCGACCAAGGAAGTCGGGTATGGATAACAAAGCAGCCAACTGCTCGCGCTGCTCAACAAATGGAAGAATCGGCATGCTTAGAGTGTCGATTCTTTTTCGTATATTGCAGAACACATAAACACATAAAGTCATGTACAATTTAAGGATTAAAAGAGAAGATGGCGAAAGTAATCTTGAACTAGGAGAGAGTTATACGCTTATTGACAGGGTTATGCATCCAAAGTCTTTTGAGAAGCAATCAGAAATGCACTTTCCAGAGGATGAATTTAAAGCGTTGCCAGGTGTTAAAGATCGATGCTTTGCCTTTGTGATAGATAGCCAAGGACAGCCGTACGCATTGTTTAGGGCAGATGTGATTTACATTATGTCGGACAGCGGGGCAACTTACGCGCATCCGCAGCCGATTGAATAGCGGTATATTGCATAGAAATTAAAAGCCTCTTAATCGGAGGCTTTTTTATGCTCAATATTTTGTATCTTAGGGGCATGAAATAATGGCAATGGGCAGAACTCAAAGCATTCCGTTTTTTGGATCAAAAGATCAAAAATTAGATAGGCAAATAACGCCTACTTTAACTCGTAAAACATCAGTAAAAAGTAATAATGGATTTTTGATGTTTTTAGGTGCTGTTTTATTTTTAAGATAATGTTTAGAACGCTTGCAAGAAAACTAACCGGGTATTCGTTTGAACATGAATATCGCTTTCACCCAACTCGAAAGTGGCGATTTGACTATGCTAATTTTGATCTAAAGGTAGCCATTGAAATAGAGGGCGGTGTTTGGTCGAATGGAAGGCATACGAGAGGCAAAGGCTACATTGGCGATATGGAGAAGTACAATAACGCTCAACTACTCGGGTGGGTTGTTTTACGGTACACTCACGAGCAATTGCAGCAACAGGCAACGTATAAGCAGATAAAAGACATGTGCGAGATTAGAAACGAACAATTGAAGTAATGCTAGGTAGACCTACTGAATACGAACTATGTTACGACGAACAAGCGTATAAATTATGCTTACTAGGGGCTACCGACAAGGATATAGCCTCTTTTTTCAATGTAACGGAGACTACTATCAACAACTGGAAAATAGCCCACCCTATTTTTTTTGAGTCCATAAAAAAGGGTAAATTGGCTGCTGATATGGAAGTTGCCAATTCTTTGTTTAAAAAAGCAACAGGGCATAAGATTAAAGAGGTTACTTTCGAGAAAATAGACACGGGAGACGAAGACGAAGATATTGGAGATATTGAAAATACTATTTACAAAAAAAGAGTAGTCGTTAAAGAGGTGTCTCCTGATGCAACTTCGATTATATTCTGGCTTAAGAACCGCGCGCCAAAAGACTGGAGGGACAAACAGGACATCAACCTCAAGGCCGAGTTAGACATCAAGCCAATTACATGGGTAGAGGATCAAGATGCCGGAGATAATAAGTAAATACAAGCCGTTATACACCTCAAAGAAGCGATATAAGTTCTTGACAGGGGGTAGAGGGTCGGGCAAAACGTTCGTCGTGATGGACTATGAGGCTCGGTGTTTGCTTCAACGTAACGATAGATGCCTTTACACCCGTTACACTATGACGAGTGCTGAAAAGTCGATCATCCCCGAGTTTAAACAGCGGCTTGAGGAGATAGGCACCGCGTCGATATGCCAAATAAATAGCGATACGATAACCAACGTCATGAATGGGTCGTTTGTGTTCTTCTCAGGGCTTAAGCCGTCTAGTAATGTTCAAAAGGCCAACCTCAAGTCGTTGCCTGACATAAATCGGCTTATCGTCGAAGAGGGCGAGGACTTCAACGATTTTGAACGCTTCAATAAGATCGATGACTCAATAAGGACAACTAAGGCGCACAATGAGGTGCTATGGCTGCAAAATCCAAGTACATCGGAGCATTTTATCTACAAGACGTACTTCGAGCATTCGTATAAAACTGTCAAAATAGATGGTTTTGACGTGCAGATATGTACCCACCCCGATGTTGAGCATATACACACCACTTACCTTGACAACCTAAGGAACCTAGACGAATCATTCCTAAAGAAGGCGTTCGAATGTAGGGATAGAGCCAAGGCGGGCGATCCAGCAGCGATACGGTTTTACACCAACAATTACCTAGGCGCATGGGTAGATCGACCTGAAGGGGTAGTGTTCACGAATTGGGAAGAGGGTGAGTTCGACCACTCGCTGCAGTTCGCGTATGGCCAAGACTACGGCTTCGTTACCGACCCAACGACGCTCATAAAGGTCGCTATCGATAGTAAAAATCGTATTATCTACGCTCATGAGTGCTACTATCAAAAGGGTCTAGTAACATCGCAGGTAGCCGCCTTAAACTCGATACACACGACCATCAACGACGTGATAGTGGCCGATGGTGCTGAAAAAAGGCTTATATTCGAGCTAAGGCGCGACTACTCGCAGAATGTCATCCCAACGCTTAAGTTCGCAGGATCAGTAAAGGATGGCATACTCGGCATGCTTGACTATAAGATCGTTGTTACGCCTACTTCGTTCAATTTGAAGAAAGAGTTAAATAATTTCGTATATTTGGACAAAGGCGCAGGCTTGACCATCGACGCTCACAATCACCTAATCGATGCTATGCGCTATTGCTTTAGTTATCTAATACTTAAACGATAATCATGGGATTTTTTAGCAAGAAAAAGATACTGACAAAAGGCGGTGACCCGGCAAGTACGCCCGATAATGCGCTATTTGATGCCAACTTTCAGTACATAGCGGTTGGGCAACCTATATCGGTAACCAATACCAACGAAACCATTAAGAACGGGTACCTCAAGAGCGATACCGTCTTTTCAGTCATCAACAAGGTGTCATCGTTGGGCAACGGGGTCAAATGGCAGGTGTACCAAGTGCAAGATAATGCTGCTTTGACCCAACTAAAGCAGATGCAGCATAAGGATATAGACCTATTAAAGTATGTCAAGCTGCACAAGAAGGCCTTGTCGGTCATCGATACGGGTGTGTCACTCGATCGCCTGGTGGATCGGCCTAACGACTATCAGTCAATGGCTGCATTTTGGACGGCATGGTGTAACTACTATCTCATCACAGGCAACACGTACAGTTACGGGCTTAGGAGGTTAGCAGACAAGCCTACAAGCCCCATTATATCTATGCATGTGCCGCATCCAACCGAGACGCAATTGATCCTATCGAACAACTTCACGCATCCGATACGTGGTTACCGGTTCGCCTACTACGGCAAAGAGGTACCTGATACAGAGGTGTGGCACACCAAGATGTTTAACCCCGATTTTGAAGGGTCGTACAAGGGGTTGATAGGCAAGTCTCCGCTTGAGGTCGGAAGAAACCTTGTGGCCGTCGATATCGAGGGGGTGGCCAATCAGGCGGCTAAGTTCGCCAATGACGGCATACGAGGCATATTAACAGGACAGGGCGATATGGCACCAATGACCGGGCTTGGTGGCAATTCGTCGGATGAGATAACCAAACTCAAGACCGACTACTACCGACAGATGAGCAGCCGGGCAGAAGGCTTGGGTGGTAAGATAAAAGACATCTTATTCCACTCGCTGCCCCTTCAATGGTTAAAGATAGGTCAGACGGCGCAGGAGATGGATACGGTAAGCACGCTAACTGAGGTGAAGAAGCGCATTTACGCCCTTTATTCGGTGCCATACCAAGATGACCCAAAGTACTCCAATGCGACAGTATGGCGTAAGGACGCCATTATCTCTGGAGTAATGCCAGTACTTGAACAATTCAAGGAAATGCTTAACATGTTCCTGCTTAAGTCGTGGGAAGGCGAATTGGGGGCTAATAAGTACTATATCGATTATGATATGATTGCTTCGTTTCCTGAACTGCAAGATGACTTATCGGCTACCATAACAGCGGTCAATAACGCCGAGTTTATGACCATAGATGAGAAGCGCGAGTTGATATACAAGGATCCATACCCCGACCCAATGGCCAAGCAAATACTTATAGCGTTCGGAAAGGTGCCATTATCAGACCTTGGCGCGAGTGATCCTAATGCAACTGTACTGTAATGATCACATACGATCTATTCGTCAAAGACAAGCAAGGCACTATCAATGCCGTCGAGCGCATGAGGGCGAAGTACGATAAGTTTGCCGAAAAGAAGGTCAAAGAAGCCATCTTAAAGCAGACTTACTTCGCCCGCCAGGCTATCGATATGGCTACCTCAACCAGCGACCTTATGAATATCCAGCCAAGTAGCGTGAGTGCGTACGTGCGTGAGGCTTATGTTGCTATATACACCTCGGTA